GGTTCTGGAGCATAATCATACAAAGCATTCAACCACACATTTTTTTCAGGGGAATCATACAATATTTCACAAGCTTCTTCAATTGCTTTATTGAATGTGATACGATTTATACCATTTTTATTCATTTTTTTTATAATTGATTCAAATTCCATTTGAATTTCTTCATTTTTACTTATGCCAATTTGCACACCATCTAATATTCCATTAAGAGAATTTACTAATCTATTATATTTTCCTGTAAAACACATGCCAACTGAATCATTGATTTCAATTTGTAATCTTTCAAGTAAATCATCTTTATCAAATTTATTTTCAAATATTAAATTACATATTATGGTAAATATTAATTCAAATGTTTCTTTGTATGTGTAATTGGTTGATGATTGTTTAGTTTTTATATTCAATGAAACAATTAAACATTCAATAAAATTTTTTGTTTTATATTTATTTAAAAAATAATAGAAAATATTTTCCATTTTTTTATTTATATTATTTGAAATAATGTTGTTGATATTAAATGTGTTGATAATATAATTTATAATATATTCAATTGTATAATTATCATCAATAAAATTGTCTGGTAATTTAAAAATAGGTATATTATTTGAGTTAATATATGACACAATTGTTCCAACTGATTTAACTACTGATTTATTTATGGATGTCAAATGAACTGATTGGGATGATAAAATTTGGGCTGTAGTAGTATTAATATGATCTACATTTTGGATTGCTAAAAAATTTTGTATATTTTCATGTGCAACATTACGAAAAGTTATTGGGTAATGTTTATATGTAAATTGTCTAACTAAATTGCATCTTCGTGCTAATAAATCTGGAAATAAATCATATTGTAAATAATTATCACTAAAATTAAATTTCATAAATTTATTGACAGAAAGAATATTAAGTAATTTATCATATGAAAAAATATTTTCTTCAGTATTTTTAATGTTATTTCCAGATAAACTAAATTCTAATAATTTTGTTGAAAGATTATAATTGATGTTAAATGATTGAATATTAGATTTTGTAATTTTTAATTGTTTCAAATTATTACATCCATTGAGATTTGGAAATGAAGAAATATTTGATTTATTGATTATTATAGATTCAATATTTTGTTTGGTTTGATTTGGAATAATTAAATTATTACATGTGCTTGACATAATTGTCAAATGCATTAAATTTGAAGGTAAATCATTTATAATTTGATTTCTATTTTCTAAAACATAAATAGAAATAATATTGTCATAAGTAATATTGCCAATATTTTCATATTGGTTTAAAAAAATATTCATTAAATTTCTATTAAAAACATCCAATATATTTTCTCCAATTAAATTTTTTTGATATATAATTTCATCATGTTTGAAATAAATATGGTTTTTTGTTAAAGGTGAATTATCTAAATTAATTATTGTTTGCATATTTTAAATATTATTTACAATCCATTTAAAAATATATTTATATTATTATAAAATTATATATATTATAAAAATATATATTTAAAAAAATTAAAATGTTGTATCATGAAATGCACACCATATTTTTTTAAAAGTTTTATTTATTTTATTTTTAAGTTCTTGATTTTCTATTTTTAAATTGACGATTTCATTTTGTAATGTTTTAATGTCATTATTCATGGAATTAATAGTATTAATAATATCATTTGAATTATTATTTTCTTCATTTTGCGAATCCATTGTGTAAATATTATTATAATATGTATTTATATATATTTTAATAATATATATTTAATATTATTCAATATTTAATATTTATTTTGCATTTGTCCCAAATCATAAGAACTTTGTATATTTTGTGATCTAAGATTTTGAGGTCTTAAAAGATTAAATTCGATTACAAAAGAATAATCAAATACACCAAAATCAACAGGTTCTCCATCATGATATCTAAGTTTAATTTTTAATCTTCTAATTCTTTCAGCAGGAGGAGAAAAATATTTGTATGGTTCTGAAATTTTGTCATAAAATTGTGATATTGGTGTTGAATATAATTCAATTTTAGCAAATGAAGAATTAACTATTCCATTTGTTTGATTAGTTTTTAGTGTAAATGAAGAAATATTATAAGGTGATGTTTCATCAATATAATTTAATCCTTCAATTTCCATATAAATATAAGCTGGACCCATAAAATTTATTTTATATGGTGCTTGAATATAATAAACAGTTGACCCTGGACATGAATTATCAGGCAATAACCAATATCCGTTGTCATTTGTTGAACCAACATTTCCATAATAAAAACGTGGATAAGGACCATAAATTAAATTATCAGCAATAAATGGTGGATCATATGTTTTTCCAATATTATATGCTTCTTCAGTTGTAATTGCTGTTGCATCACATCTAGATAATCCTAAATTTGATGGGAGACCCCAATTAGAAGTATCTGGTAAATAATTTCTTCTGGGGCAACTAGAATTATATCCTTTCATGGCATATCTTTCTAATGTACTATTTGTTAAAGTAAATCTGTCAGCTTTATTTCCAAACCATATTTTTTGATTAACGTTATTATAAACAATTACAAATCTGTCATATTGATATTTTAAATTGCTTTCATAAATAGTTTTTGCAGTAGAATAAGGTATTCCTTTTGGAGAATTTAAAAAATTATATATTGTATTATTAATAACTTCATTAAATTTATTAGTTAATTCAGTTGCCATTTGTTCTGGATTATAAAATCCTTGTTCTATAATAACTACATAATTTTTATCTTTGTTTAATTCTAAACAAACTTTGAACATTTCAGAAACAATTTGATAACTTGAATCGATGAATGTTTGTCCTGAAGGATCATAAAATTCATTAAATTTGAATGTCATTCCAATGTTATAATTTTGAATTGAAAATACATTGTAATTAGATGGAAAAGCCCAAGAATGAAGACGTGTTGAAACAACGTTTAAATAATCTTGTGGTAATTCAATTTCAAATTCTCCAGAACGTGGAAAACGAAGTTGATCTCTATCATTTGAATGAATTGAAACATATTTTTGCTCATACATATAATTATTTGGATTTGGAATAATTGGATGATTGGTTGATGTTAATAAATTACTCATTATATATTAAAAGTAATTAAAAAATAATAATTTTAATAACTTATTTTCGATGTATTAAAATATTTTTAATTTTACATGAAAATTAAAAAAATAAAAAATAAAAAAATAAAAAATAAAAAATAAAAAATATATATATTATAATGAAATATATATATTATAATGAAATATATATATTATAAATATATTTTTTAATAAATTAATAAACTTTCAATGTATTCTTTGTTATAAAAACCAATTTTAGTTGTTTTATCCCACGTGCTATAATTTATTAATACAGATTCATTTTCAATAATTATGCTTAAAGAATATTCGATTGCTTCATTATCAAATTTAAATGGTGCTGAATATCTTAATAAATTTAAATTATAATCCAACACAACTATACAATGGTAGTAATGTCTTGGAAGAAGTTGAACCTAAAAAGGTTGTAAAAAAGTCTAAAATTGTAAAACCTAAAAAGTTATCAATTATTGAAGAAGATGAAAATTAAATATGTTATGTATTTATTGAATTATCTATTCATTAATATTATTATGAAATAATCAATAATTTTTTAAATTTATTATTTTTAAATATTTTTTATAACATTATTATAAATGTCATATTTTTACAAAACAAATGAAAATAATATGGTCAAAAGATTTCATGAAATGAAAGTTATTTCATCAACATCGAGTAGTAGTGATTTAAGTCAAGTTTTAGCAACTGGAAATAATGCTGGAATAAATAATATTGATATGAATGATAATAATATAGAAAATATAAATCAAATATCTGCTTCTTCAGGTGATTATAAATTGGATACATTAAACAGAGTTTATCAAGAACTTAATAGCGGTTCAACTTGGAATTCTGTTAATGGATATTATGGATTAGCAAAAGACGCTTACCCTGCTTTAAATCCTTATTCAAGTGGGGTTCAATCGGTTTCAACTTGGAATACAAGAACTTCCGCTGTTGATAATAATTGGTTGTCTGTTTGTTGGTCTGCTGAATTAGGAATATTTGTTGCTATTTCTAATACTGGAACAGGAAATAGAGTAATGACTTCTCCTGATGGAATAACTTGGACTTCAAGAACTTCTGCTGTTGATAATAATTGGCGTTCTGTTTGTTGGTCTGCTGAATTGGGTTTATTTGTTGCTGTTTCTAATACTGGAACTGGTAATAGAGTAATGACTTCTCTTGATGGAATAACTTGGACTTCAAGAACTTCTGCTGCTAATAATTCTTGGCGGTCTGTTTGTTGGTCTGCTGAACTGGGAATATTCGTTGCTGTTTCTACAAGTGGAACTAGTAATAGAGTGATGACTTCTCCTGATGGAATAACTTGGACTACAAGAACTTCTGCTGTTGATAATGATTGGTGGTCTGTTTGTTGGTCTGCTGAATTGAGAATATTTGTTGCTGTTTCTGATACTGGAAGCGGTGATAGAGTAATGACTTCTCCTGACGGTATAGTCTGGACTACAAGAACTTCCGCTGTTGATAATGATTGGCTTTCTGTTTGTTGGTCTGCTGAATTAGGAATATTTGTTGCTGTTTCTTATACTGGAACAGGTAATAGAGTAATGACTTCTCCTGATGGTATCAATTGGATGTCAAGAAGTTCCGCTACTAATAATCAATGGTATTCTGTTTGTTGGTCTGCTGAATTGGGAATATTTGTCGCTGTTTCTTATGATGGAACTGGTGATAGAGTAATGACTTCTCATGATGGTATTAATTGGACTTCAAGAACTTCCGCTGCTGATAATCAGTGGCGTTCTGTTTGCTGGTCTGCTGAATTGGGAATATTTGTTGCTGTTGCTGCTACTGGAACAAGAAATAGAGTAATGACTTCTTCATTAATAGGAAGACCTCCAACAAGTTATAATGTATTTGATAGTAGTTTTAATAATATAGATAGTAATGGTAATTGGAGTTTTAAAGCAAAGGAAATAAAAACAACAGATAGTAATTTGTTAGTGGAAACAACAAGTGGCAATTTAGAGTTAAAATGTAATTCTACTGGTGCTGGCGGTGATATTATTTTAACTGGTGGAACTAATTTATTAAGTGGTTCTTCAGGTGGAAATTCAGGACAACATTTAGTTTTAACAATTAATGGAACTCAATATAAAATAAAATTAGAAAATGTCTAAATTCTCCAATTACACCAACCGAAAAGAAAAATGAGACAAAACGTAGTTATGATTCATATATTTTATAACTATGTTTCAAGTAGTTTGTTAAATATTCCTTTGTCATTTTATTCTCTAAAATATTTGGACTTTCTTTTTTAATGTAATGTTTTAATTGGCTGAAAAAATCCTCTATGGAATTGGTTTCATACATTAAATTTCACATACATCGATTATTATTATTTAACATTATTATTATTTAACAAATAATACACATCCAGTAGATGGTGTATATTCAGTATATTTTAATGCATTAGGTGATGGTTCAAGTGGCATAATTAATTATTTCATTTATTTCGAAAAATAGAAATGTAAATAATGGTGATACATGTTTTGTAATGAATATAATATTTTTATTATTATTATTGTTATTATATATATTATAAATATATATTATAATAGAATGGAAATAAATAAAATAATGAAAGGTATGTTGTATCCATGTTTAGTTGTATTATTAATATTGTCAGTTCAAACAGATAAAAATGCTGTTGCAGCTTTAATATCAGTATATGGGTTCATGATGTGTTTAGTTGGGTATATAATAGTTGATTTTTTTAATAGTGATTTATCAAAATCTTCAAATGTTGATGTAATTTCAACACTTGGTTCAGGATTTGGAAAATTTATGAAAAATTTAACAGTTGGATTAATAGTAATAACAATGATAGGAATGATATTAAATTTATCAATAAATTACAATAAAATAACATCAAATCAAATGCCAAATTCTTATTATACATTTTCAATGTTAATAAATATATTTTTAGCAATTCAAATAATAATTGTTGTTTCAAATTTAATGTCAAGTGGTGGAAATTTATATACATTATCAGATAAAATGACAATGATTTCAATATTTTTTGGTCAAATAGGACTCATAATGTTTTCAATATTAGTAAGTATAACAATATATAATTATACACAAGGTTAAAAATAATGCATTAGCCGGGAATCGAACCCAGGTCAATTGCTTGGAAGGCAATTATTTTACCACTCAACTACTAATGCTTGTGTGAATATTTTACATTAATATAATATATAAAAAATATAAAAATATAAAAAATTATGTGAAAATTGTTAAAAATAAAAATGATACATTATTTGAGAATCTTAAACATCAGGTCGTTTTTTTGAAAATTAATTATTTTTATTTTTAACACTTAATCACAAATGATTTGAAATTTAATTATTTAAGAAAAAATTGAATATCAATAAATATTTTAAAAATATGTATTTAAAAAATATATATTTTATTTTATAATATATAAAAATAAATGAATTTTAAATTAACTATTCTTGCAATAAAATTAATAAAAAATATAAAAGAAAAATCATTTTCAACATTAAATGCTTCATCAGTAATTAATTTTGAAAAAAATGAAAAAATAACAATAAATTTAAATAGAAATATGATTGTAGAAAATAATCAAAAACAACTTTATTATTTTGATAATGATTCAGAAAATAATCAAAAACGACTTTATTATTTTGATAATGATTCAGAAAATAATCAAAAACAACTTTATCATTTTGATAATGATTCGGAAAATAATCAAAAACAACTTTATCATTTTGATAATGATTCAGAAAATAATCAAAAACGACTTTATTATTTTGATAATGATTTAGAAAATAATCAAAAACAACTTTACCATTTTGATAATGATTCGGAAAATAGTGAAAGTGAAAGTGAATATGATGATGAAATTGATGATTTAAAAGATGTTAAATTTGAATTAAAAAATATAAATGATGCTGATTCTTCAAATGAAAAATGGCCAAACGATAGTAATAAATATTGGAATGATTGGGTTATGATTTGAAAATAATTTATATTTATAAAAAAATAATATAAATATAAAAAATATTATTTAAGAATGAATTTGGTTATAAATTTAGATCAGTATGATTCTAAAAATGTTTATTTTTCAGAATCAATAAAAAATACAATTTTGAATAATAGTAATTTTATAAAAGCTTATTATTCAACACAAAAATTTGTATTAAATGGAATATATTTATATGTACCATTATTAATATATCAAAATCAAATGAATATGTATTTTTTTAATCCTATTTTAGAAAATAATTTAATTGAAAAAATAAGAGAAATTGAGAATAGTATTTTGGAAAGAGTTGGAATAATAAATAAAGAATGTGAACATTGTTTATATGAAAAAATATTGACAGGAAGAATAAAAGTCAACACAAAGTTTTATGAAAATGAATTTAATGGAATAATGATAAAAATATCTGGTGTATGGGAAAATGAATATTCTTATGGATTAAATTTTAAAATATGTGTTTAAAATAAAAATGTGTGTGTAAAATAAATTTAATATAAAGTAACAAAAATATTAAATTTATTATATTATATAATTGTTATTAATAATATAAAATAATCGTTTAAAAGTAAATAAAAATAAAAAAAATAATATAAATTAATGAAGTTTTTGGAAACTCATTTTGAAGAATATATTAATTCAGTTCAAAAAAATAATTTGCATGATGAATTGAATATAATATTTGACAGATTACCATTGAATATTGAAAAAATGCCAAATTTAATATTTTATGGTCCATCTGGTATTGGTAAATATAGCCAAATGTTAAATGCTATAAAAAAATATAGTCAAACAAATTTAAAATATGACAAAAAAATGACTGTTGTATATGATAAAAAGCAATATTTTTATAGAATAAGTGATATACATTATGAAATTGATGTGTCTTTGTTGGGTTGCAATTCAAAAACATTATGGAATGAAATATATAATCAAATAGTTGATGTAATAAGTACAAAATCAAATAAAACAGGAATAATTGTTTGCAAAGATTTTCATAATATATATAGTGAATTATTGGATATATTTTATAGCTATATACAAGAAAATGTACATACAAATATAAATATTAAATTTATATTATTAACAGAACAAATAAGTTTTATTCCAAATGAAATATTAAATTGTTTTCAATTGATAAATATATCAAGACCAAATATTTTTAAATATGAAGAATGTATAACATTAAAAACAAATGATGAAATTAAAAATGTGATGTTAGATGAATTAGAAGATGAAAAAAAATCGAATGTAATAGTAAACATAAAGGATTATCAAATAGGAAATTTTATGCTAATATGTCCGCACAAAATAATTTGTGATAAAATATATTATGAAATAATCAATGTAAATCAATTAAAATTTTTAAAATTTCGTGATTTATTGTATGACATTTTAATATATAATTTAGATATATTTGAGTGTGTTTGGTATATTTTACATAATATGATAATTAATAATAATATCAAGTGTAATAAAATGTCAGATGTAATGATAAAAACATTTATTTTTTTTAAATATTATAATAATAATTATCGTCCAATTTATCATTTAGAAAATTATTTATTTTATTTAATAAAAATTGTGAATGAATACTGAAACTAAGAAAGAATTTGATGAGAAAAAAATAGAAAATGCATTTGATATTTTAGAAATAAATATAAAAGAAATTTCTTATGTAAATTTAAATAAAGAATATTTGAAAAAAAAATATCATAAAATGGCTTTAAAATGGCATCCTGATAAAAATGCTGATAATTTAGAAGTTGCAACAGAAAAATTTAAAAAAATAAATGAGGCATATAATTATTTAATGTGTGAATTAAATTATAATATAAATGATGCAAATATAAAACAAAGTGATGAAAATGTTAACATAATAAATTTATATCAATCAATATTGATAGGTTTTTTAAAAATGATTTTAAATGGAGATAATTTATTAAATGTTTTGCAAGAAATAATTTTAAATAGTGATGATATTATTACTGAAAATATTTTGGATAATTTAGATATGAATATGTCAATACATATTTATAATTTATTATGCAAATATCGTGATGTATTTCACATTAGAAATGAATTATTATTTCATTTATTAAATGTAATAAAAAAGAAATATGCAAATGAAAAAATAATTATATTAAAGACAACAATGAATGATTTATGGTTAAATAATATATATAAATTAGATTATGAAAATGAGATATATTTAGTTCCATTATGGCACAATGAGTTACATTTTGAAAGTAAAGAAAATAAAGATTTAATTGTTTTATGCAATCCTGAATTACCTGAAAATATTACAATTGATGAGAATAATAATATAATAATTCAATTATATATAAGTGTAAAAAATGAATTATGTGAATTATTAAATGATGCAAATTGTGGTTATAAATTTGTAGACATAGGATGTAAAAATTTTGCAATTCCTTTAGATAAATTGAGTTTAAAAAAAAATCAAATATTTAAATTTAAGGGACAAGGAATATCTAAAATAAATGAATTAAATATGTATGATATCAGCAATAAATCTGATGTAATTTTTTATATTAATTTATTTTAATATCGTTTAATTTCGTTTAAATTTTATAAAAAAAATAAAATCTAAATATGTATATTTCGCATTTTTTTAAACTTGATATTTAGGAAATTTAAAAATAAAAAGTATTTTAATTTTATTCAAAATATGAAAATAAAATTAAAGAAAAAATATTGTATCATATCAATCACATTATATCAATTATATCAATCACATTATATTAATTATTTTTTTGACTTACGACCAGTTGTTTTTTTTGTTACTGTTTCTGTTGTTGTTATTTCTGGTGCTAAATTGGTTTGTTGTTCTTGTTCTGAATCTTGTATTGTTGATGAGGGTTTAGTATCACCTTCGTCATCACTATTTACAACTAAAGTTGATACATTTTCATCATCATGCAAATCTTGATCTGCATGAGGCATAGATTTTAATTGTTCTCTTTGAGTTTCTTTTGGTCTAATAAAACAAATACCTCTTTTTGTTTCTTTTGGTTTTTTAACAACAGCTTGTTGTAAATTCCATGTTATAGAAACTTTACCATTGACAAACCATAAACCACCACATTGAAGTAAACAAATGACACGTGATTGTTTTGGTAAATATTCAATTGGTGAATGTCCTTCATTTAATAAACTAATTGCTTCATCAATTTCAGTTTGTGTTTTTAATTCTTTCACATGATCTTGTGTTAATGATTCAGGAATATAAACTGGTTCGCCATCTTCATCATAAATTTCAGATTTCCATCCAGATTTCCATTTTGGAATTTTAACTACCATTGTTGGTGCTTTTGTATAATCTAATTCAGCAGATCCTTTTGAAACTTTTGGATATTTAATCATTGGATTAAATTTTTCTTCAATAATATCCATACTTTTAATTTCTTTTCCAAACCATAATTTTGAATTTGCCATTGCATCTTCTTTAACTTTTTGTTCTAATCTTTTCATTGATTCTAAAAATAATACTTCTTCATCAGTTTTATATTCTTCACTTGGAAATTGGAGAGACATAGTCCATTTTCCAGTTAATTTATCAGTTCCTTGTTCTTTTCCTTCTTGTGCACCCCATGTTAATATTAATGGTGTTGAAATTATTACACTTTCTTTAAAACGATTATCAAACATATTAACTACTTTACCACCAGTTGGATTTGGTTTTGGTGCAGAATATGATAAATATGTTAATGATTGTTCGTTGATTTGAGTTCCGTCGATGATTTGTTCTTGTGACATTTTGCTTTTGTTATACTTTACAATAATTAGTTATTTTTAAATCAATTTTTTTTAATTTAATTTTTAAATTTAGAGTTTATATGTATTAATTTTTTATTTTTATAATTCATTTTTTATTTTTATAATTTATTTTTTATTTTTATAATTTATTTTTTTATTTTTATAATTTATTTTTTTATTTTTTATTTTTATAATTTATTTTTTTATTTTTATAATTTATTTTTTTATTTTTATAATTTATTTTTATAAAAAAAAATATATAATTTGTTTTTATATTAAAATGTATATTAAAATATATATATTATTTTAAAATAATACAAAAAGATTATATATATATATAATATGAAGAATGTCAAAAACTGAATTAAATAAATATTTTGATGATTTATTGATGTGTACTTATGATTCTTATTGCAAAAACTATAAATGTGATTTTGAAAAAATAAAAAAAAATAAAATTAATGATAAAGATTTAAAATTTTTATTACCAAAAGAATATGATTTATTTATAAAAACAAATTATGATGTAAAACAATTGAAAAAAATAGCTTCTGGATATAAATTAAAAGTTACTGGTAATAAAAATATGTTGACAGCTAGAATATTTTCATATTTATATTTATCAGTAAAAATATTAAAAATTCAAAATTTTTTCAAAAAATATTTATTAAAAAAATATATATATTATCATGGTCCTGCTTATATAAAACGTAACATATGTATTAATACAACTGATTTTTTTACAATGGATGAATTAAAAGACATTCCATCATCACAATTTTTTAGTTTTGAAGATGATAATAAATTTATATATGGATTTGATGCAATGTCATTTCATAATTTAGTAAAAAAGTCTGGTTCAAGTGTTGTATTAAATCCATTTAATAAAATGAGAATATCTTCAACAATAATTTGTCGTTTTAATAGAATGAAATCATTGAGTAGATTATTAAATATACCAATTAATTTAAATATAGATGAACCAGAAATTCAAAGTACAATTAACATACCATTATCACAAACTAAAGCAATATCATTATTTAATCAAATAGACCAATATGGGCATTATTCAAATGCATCTTGGTTCATAAATTTAACAAGAGAACAATTATTAAATTATTCATTAGAATTATATGAACTTTGGAATTTTAGAATGAATTTATCAACATCAGTAAAAATGAAAATATGTCATCCAAATGGTAATCCATTTTTAATTGAAAATATTGGTCATAATCAAATATTTATAACTCATTTGGTCCAATTAAATGACACTGAAGAAATAAAAATTATTATATTAAACATTATTGATAAAATGATTAACAGCGGAATAAATTCAGAATCTAAAGAATTAGGATGTTATATTGTATTAGGTGCACTTACATTAATAAGTGAAGAAGCATCAAATTCAATGCCTTATTTATATGACAGTTTTAGTCATTAATTTTTATAATTTGAAAAATATATACATTTTTTTGCAATTTATATATTTTTTTATAATTTACATATTTTTTATAATTTATTTATTTTTTTATGATTTATTTATTTTTTTATGATTTATATATTTTTTTTTATAATTTATTTATTTTTTTTATGATTTATATATTTTTTTTTATAATTTATTTATTTTTTTTATGATTTATATATTTTTTTATGTTTTATATATTTTTTATAATTTATATATTTTTTATAATTTATATATTTTT